TCCCCACTGGATAGTGAAACCATTCGCAAATTTAACAAAGCCCGTATTAGCATCGAGTTTAGATGCCACGATAGCACCTTGGCCTAGTAAGTTTTTAATTGTAACAAGCGTACTTACCGGAGAGTCTTTCCAGTTAGCACTACCGAGGATTGCTTTAATTTGGTCTGTAATAGGAGGGTGAGATGAAATATCTGTGTTATGTTGTTTAACTGCTTCTGTTAACTGCTCACGTGTTATCAACGCACCTATATTAACAGTTAGCGATACATTTCCTGTATTACTAAATACCATTCCGATGGTTAATTCTTGAGATACAACTACTGAGCCACTTTCTGCCGGCATTCTGTCCGGTTCAGGGTCCGTAAGGTATGCATACAATATTTCGCCCTTATCAGGATCTTGCGCAAATAACCCAATTTCAGACATTCGAAAAGCTTCATGTATGCCAGTATTAGTTATAACTGTATCAACGCTTACAATTTTACCTTCTAGCTTAACTACAAAATTAGTAGTCTCCCATTTAGAGGAGATTACATCAGTTAATGCCAATGGATTCGTTGCATTAACACCACTACCGACTTTGATTTTCGTGAATGTCAGTTTAGTCTTGCCCGCATTTACCTTTGCTTGCAAAGCAGCACCAACATCAGTCATGGTTGCATTTGACCATTCTGCCATATATTCCTCCTATCTAACGCTATTATCTAGCGCTACATTAATCTTCGTTTTCTTTGATTCAACTGTGTAAGACGTTACATGGGTATTCAAATTAATGCGCCATGCATTCGTAAAATCACACTTGATATTCACTTTCTTAGACACACCGCACCACCCAGCGAAATACTTATTGAAATTAATTCGTCGAATGAATTCAATACCATCTAACCAGGACCGTACATTCTTGGCGGCATTGATAGCGCGTATAAGCTTAACAATATCCGATTTGCCGGTTAATGGCGCTGTAATGAGCGTAACCTTAAAATAATAAGGCTTACCTCCATAATCGAACCATTCTGCTATTTTCGAATCTGAATATATAGTCTGTACGGCCTTTTCAACAGCATACGGCGTGCCCTTATGGCGGTGAATATCAATTGAGTTCTTCACCATTTCACGTTTAGTCTCTATCGGTAACCCACTATCATAGTCATCCACGTGTAATTGATACGCTAAATGATCAATTACACTCTCTGATTCAGTATCAATAGACGACCATAATAGTAGGGTAGATGTATTCATAAATTCGGCCAGCATATCGTCCCAAGTTTTAGCAAGGGGCTTAATTGGTTCCTTATCGATTGAGGACGGAAGATGATCCGCACTAGTATACTTACTGTCAAGTATCATTCTTCCTCACTTCCTGCTAATACCACAGCGATTGTATTAGCTACTGCTACTCCACTTTGTTCTGCAATCGGAGTAAATACAGGGGCAGTCACTTCAACGCGTTTAATTCCAGATACATCCATGAGCATTTGCACCAATCGACTAGGCACTATATCACGGCCTAATTTAGATTTTTGCCAAATTACATAGTCATTGACGGCTTTATCTGCCTTAGCTTTTACCACTGTGGCATCGGCACCTTTTTCAATGTAGTACTTAGCATCGATGTTATATTGCGTAGTAGTAGGGGCTAATACAGTTAGCTTATCTGTTAACGGTCTACGTTTCTTATCAGACAAATAATCCGTAATAGTCTTAAGCAATTCTTGCCCTGGAATACCACCGCCAGATAGTAATGGATAGATATTAACTTCCCCAGGATGTGGAGAGGATACACCTACATCGGCCACGAGGTGTGATGCAGATTTTGTAAAATACTCATAGGCACCTTCAGGGCCTGCCACGGAGAATGATTCAGGAGCCTCATGAATACGTTCACGATAGGCTTCGTCATCCTCTGTATCAGAGCCACCTTCAGACAATGTGGTGTTACTCATCGTATCCACAAATGCTATAGGGTCAATAATTGTACTTATTTCACCTGGTTTAAACCCATTACCTTGTGCGCCTGTGCGTTGTGCTTCTGCTTTTACGGACCCATTGAGTTGACCTGGTAGAATTACCAAATTCTCAACAGTAACAAAATATTCGCCACCTGCTGTGGATATTTTTGTACCTTTTGGAATAATAACAGAGTTCGTACGCACTGCTGACAAGGTAGCTTGGATAGTCGTAGTTGCTTTTGTTGCCCGCAATCGCTCAACGGCAGCAGGAACAGCTCCAACGTGATCTAAATTATCACCTTCTGCATATGCTAACAGATTTTGTTTCGCTGCATAATTGGCATCGTTTAATAATCGGATAATAATTTCCGAAATTACATTTAAAAATAAAGTAACAGGGTCGCCCTCTCCCAAGGTTCGCCCTGTTATTGTTGTGTAAATATCAAATACCTTTTGTTGAACGTGTTCTTTATCTGTGTTAAAGAATTCAACATTAGGTAAATCAGATAATCTCATATAGTCACCATCACTTTCGGAATCAACGCCCCATTATGTGTGGCGGTAAATGATATATCACTAATTTTGGCACGCGGTTCGTACCGTTTAATTTGTTGGAATATGTCATTAGATAGATGCGCTTGAGCTTGATGGATAGGCATATCAATAATACGGCCATCAATACCAAACTCCCTATCTAGTGGCACACTACCACGAACAGTAGAAATAATCGTTTGCACATTCTGCAAAATCTCAGCAACTTCACTTTCAGGTGCTAGCGATATCCTATTGTCCGTAACTGGTTTAATTTCATACGTTGCTGGCATGGCTAGAACCTCCGTAATATCGTATTAACTTGATTAAATGTATTACCATATTTATTAAGAAGAGATTTTTCCTCTACGGTGTTCTTGTCCGGATATTCTTCAAGAGTTAGAGATACCTCAATGGATTGTGTCTTACCGTAGGCATCTGTGAATAGATTATCTTCGCTCATAGACATGATAACAAAGTAGTTTTGACTAACCGGCTTACCACCGATAATAAACGGCAATACAGCCCCTGTATCACGATACTTTCGCAACTTCTTAACAGTACTATCCGGAGATTGGCCAAGCGATGCAGAAATAAGAATCTTACAGGTAATTTGTTCTACGTCCGGTCCACTAAATTGTTTAACTGGCTTTTCTAACATCAGATTGTGCTTCTCCCATCTAGCACTACCTGAACGCGTTACGTCAGATACAGTGAGAACATTGTCTAATGCGGTATAGAATACTATATCCGCTAAATATCCGATATACATCTATACCTCCTATTTTGGCCCGGCTGTTGTAGAACCGCCAGACACTACACCGCCATGCACATGATGAACTAAGGAAATACCATTAACCACTACATCACCACTACTTGCATTGATTGATAAAGTGCCTCCAACATTAAGCGTCATATCTCCAGGAACAGTGAGCACACGTTTACCATTATCTGCTCCACCTGGAGTTGGATCCGCACTACTAAAGAATGTTCCAATAATGAATCCATCAGAAAAGCCACGACCAGACCGATTTGGTAGCATAATGCATAACACCTGGTCGTCAATAGCCGGCATCCAATAGTCCTTATCGTGTGCTGCACCTCGATTAATGACAGATAACGGCGCCGTTACAACACCTTCTCTATCAAGGCGTGTAACAACGGCTTTTCCTTCTTCAGGAATTGTACTTGAAACATTTCCAATGAATATCATATCTGCTAATGCAGATAATATATCAGTAGCCATTTAAACACCTCCTTACATCAATCGACGTTGAATAATTGGCCCCTAATGTATGTGTCGCTTTCGTAATTAAATAATTACCATCGAACACCCCAAAACCTTCGAGCTTAACAGTAACCGATGCCATAATAAGAGGGTTCCCAGGGAAACTAAAAGACATTGTATCCGCTTCTTTATTAGCTTCTCTAAGCTTCTTCTTAGCAAGTCTAGTTGCCTCGGCCTTGTCTTTTACCTGCTCATTAACTTCCAACACGGCAAGGTACGTATGCCCCTTACGGTCAGGATCTTCAAACGTATCCTCAATCACAGTTTTCTTATCCTTATCTGTATATTTCACATGGCATGCTCGATATACTTCACGAGTTTTACTCTTGTACGAATAAGATATTGCCCTAGTAATGATCAAAGGCGGTTGTTCACCTTCTTTAGTTTGTACAGGTTGATATTGACCACCTGGTCTACGAATAATGACTTTAGGCTTTACATTTTCGTATTTGTAATCATCGAATATAATCAACTGTTCAGTGGATACCTTAAGAGAAAACCCCGCATCATTGCAAAGTTTTTGCAAAAATGCGAGGTCTGATTCAGCACTTTGAGAGGCATCTTTTAACGGTGGGTCAAAATCTGCATCCCACAATAGCTTTAACTTATTATCTTTCGCTTTCTCGGTAGCAATCGCTTTAAGCGTTGTATCTTTCCACGATTTGTCTTTCTTTTTCTCCCGTAAGTCAGTGCTACCGATAATAGCAACACCTTTGATTTTGACTACATCCGGAAGGCTACTTCCTTCGAATTCATCAATTTCAAATTTGCCGATTGGTAACGTAAATTGTTCATCCCCTAATTTCTCCCATGCTACTGTATTAATGGCGACTTCTAGTAATGATCCTTTCACAGGATACCAATCACCGACCCATAGACGACCCCTATCCTCTAATGAAATAGCCACATCATCTACAGTTCCTGAAAGGTTATCTGTGAAAGTTACATCAAGAAGGTATTTACTAATATCGTCGGTGATGTCCTTTGATTCCTTACTCCCCCAATGTTGGTAGCCAATCGTACACCATGCCCGCCGTGCTAACTTCGTTTGTGGCGTTAAATCCTTCTTCCATTTTTGGACCTTAGCTAGGCTCTTTTGTAAGCTCATGTACTATCGCCTCCATGGTGGTAAGAATTCAGGTAAGGAATCAGCAGGAACATCTGGGCATGTTAACACAACACCTGCGGAAAATATCGCCGTATTACGGTGTTTTTGATTGGCTTCTAACAATAAATTGATGTATCGTTCGTTACCATACACCTTATAGGCGATTAAGTCCCACATATCCCCTTGTATTGTTGTATAGCTAGTCATAACTTAACCTCCGTTGCCCAGTGGTATAGCTACGCATCATTTGTTCAAATTCACGCATTTTTGCATCTAATGCTGACATAATATCATCCGTTGAACCATTACCTGCGTTAATGACAGGTGCGAATGTGATTTGCACAGGCGATCCGCTATTACTACTAGCTGAAGTCTTAGGTAAGCTAGGAGCTAAAGACACAGTAGGTGCTGCAGCAGTCTGCGCCCCACTCACACCTAGCATCCGCCCAGCCGTTTGCCATAAATTCATCGCATTAGCACTACCATCAATAGGAACTACAACTTCTGGATAACCAGCTTCGCCTATCCATGATAATTCTGGGGATGTAATAACACCACCATTGGCTCTTCCACCTACTTCTCCTGCGGCGGAAACGCCAACAGTAAAGCCTCCACTAAATTGGGCCTTAATACTTGCCCACGCCCCTGCAATTGCGTTATATACCGCACTCGGGATTTGACTTACCCAGTTTACCACAGCATTATAGGCATCACTTGCCCATTGCTCTGCGGCCGCTACAAACGCTGCTCCGGCTTCTGCACAGGCACTAGGTAAGTTCACGAGGAAATTGATAACATCATTAACTAAATTACTAATCCAAGAAGTAGCCGTAGCATATGCTTCAGAAGCAAACGAGATAACTGCCGCTACGAATTCAGCACCCAATGTAATCATGTAGGTAGGTAAATTAATTAAGAAGTTATAAATCCCATCAACCATAGCCCCAAAAGTGGTAACCGCAAAGGTATAACACTCTGTGGCAAATGATACGACGGCAGATATAACAGCAGTTCCAACTTGTACCATAATCGCAGGCAATCGCAAAATAATGCCTATAATAAATCCTACGGCCATTCCAATGTACGTTGGTAAGTTAAGCCATAAATTTACGTAGGCTATTACTGCCGCTTTTAACGCATTAAACACGCTTATCCCTATTGATAATAGGCCATTTATCACAGTCATAATACCAGATATAATGGCACTCCATGCAGAACTTAAAGCAGAACACACACTATCCCATATCGAACTTAGTCCGGAGCATACGCTATCCCAAACAGATGTTAATGTAGAACAAATCGTATCCCAGTTAGTTACTAATAGGTATATCGCTGCAATAATCGCCATGATAGCAATTACCCATGGTCCTCCTATTAATGCGCCAGCGGCTTTAAAGGCACTCGTGGCCGTTTCTACACCTTTAAAAGCTGTAGTGATTGTAGTAATACCAGATGCCAATTTTGTAGCAGTACCATATAGTAAGGCTAATTTCAATCCGTTAGTTACTACGGCTGCAATAGCTTCCTTATTATCCTTCATGAACGTTACAACGGTTTGTAATACCGGTATCAGTGCCGGTAATATTTGCTGGGCAATCGGTATAAATGCCTGTGCCAAGCCCAATGCAACCTGCGTAGCTTCCGCTTTCAGGATGTTCATCTGTAGCCATATTTCATGAAGCGATTTAGGATCTATACCAACACCCTTTATTTGTGATGCGGCCGCTTGTGCATCTGCATAGTTTTCAAATACTTTAGTAAGCTCCATGCCCTTGGCACCTAGTGTTTCAAGCATGAATTCTTGCCCCCGGCCCTGTGCTACCGCATTTTGGTAGCCTTTAGCCATTGCATCCAATTGTTGGTTCATAGGCAACAACTTGCCGTTTGCATCTGTTAAAGATACTCCAAATTGACTGAGGTATCCTTGCAACGCTTCGGCACTTTTACCACCACTGACCAAAGTCTTATCCATTTTAGCGAATGACTTAGCCGCCGCTTCTACATCCACGCCGCTTAAAGTCATAATCTTCTTAAATTGTGACGTCTCGGCAGTCGTCATGTGCAGTTTATTAGACAGTTGATATAGTGCCTCGCCCGCATTTACAACGTTATCTATAATGGCACCAATACCAAAACCTCCGGCTGCGACCATAGCAAAATTTGCGAGCTTTCCTGTAACACCGCTTACTGCGGCACTTGCACCTTGTGCGGCGGATGCTGCCCCTGCTAAAGGGCTTGCACCTCCCATTTTGCTGATTGCATTTTGATGCGCAGTCTGACTTGCAATATTAGACCTCAACTGGGCCTGTCTTTGTAACATAGAATTCAGTTTTTGCTCAGCGGCAATAGCCGCATTCCTGTCACTAACATTCCCCGACTTTTGTGAGACAGCTTGCAGTTTTCTGTATTGTGCCTGTTGTTCCTTGATTACGTTTGATAGTTTGTTGAGTTCCTGAGATGCTTTTGATACAGAGGAAGATAACCCGCCGTCGAGTTTACCTTTAATGGCAATCGCCATTTCTAAGACTTTATTGGCCATTATTTTCTCCCTTTCATCGCTTTATTCTCACGCTCGATACCATCACTAATGAGCTGAACGTGGACTATGAACTCATCCACGTCTAGCTCTCGAACAAAGTAATCCATTGGCGTGCTTGTGTATTTACTACACGTAATCGCACACTCTGTAAAATACCTTTCTAGGTCAGTTATTTTTCGGAATTGAGCAAAAAATTCTGTACCTCTAAGCACACTCTAGTAAAATCAGCAGCCGGAAGACTATAAATATCATCCACTTTACAACCGCATGCAGCAGCTGCTACATGTGCTTGATACGTCATGGATAATGCAGGAACTGTGATAGTTCTATCTTCATTCTTTGCAGACTTCTCACATTTAATTAATGTATAACCGCTGATTCCTTCAAATTGTAAGGAATGACCTGCTTTTACTAATTCAATACCAGTTGTTTCGTTCATAGTACTTTGTTTACTCATTAGTGATCGTCCTTTCTACAGACTAAATACCGAGTGCAGCACGAACATCGCCAAGGAAGTCAGTGCCATCAGAAATAGAATCCTTATATGCGTATTTATCGATTTCACGAACTACCTTACCGTTTTGTTCTAATTTCAAATATGTGGTTTCGATTGTGTTCGTTGCATCAATAGTATTGCCAGATTCATATGTGCCGTTTTCTTTAGATTTAGCACGGCCACGAATAACAGCACGTGTAGGCACAATTACATATTTATCTTTACCACTATCCCAACATTGGATAGCACCGCGTACTTCTAAGCGCACGCCGCGTCCACCTGTAAGGCGGTGTGTAGTTTCTGTTGGAGTGTTCCAAGTAAGTTTAGTTTCCATAGAAGAGTAGTGCCCAATAACTGGCGCTTCTACTTCACCTGCTATGCCCACACCTTTTACAGTTTGAGTCATTACAGATTCACTAGGTAATTCTACTTTGGCAACACCTAAACAGTTGTCAGAACCTTCTTCATATACACGGAAGTCATTAAGTACTTCCGGCACTTGGTTGATAGATGCCATGATTAATTACCCCTTTCTATACTGTTTGAAATAATGTTTTGAAATAGGAAACATCGTATTCAGAAATGCTTTCAATTTCTTGCGCTGGAATTGGTGGTGTACGGTATTTATGGAAGCGAATAATACCATTCAACAAGTCTGTTGTAGGGTTTTCTGCTTCTTTAAATTCAATACGACCGCCCAAAATAAAGCCACGAGAAGTAAGACCGTTAAGACGGATTGTTTCACTATCAAGAATTGTTTTGATATTACGTGGCAAAATAGGCATATCTACTTTTTGCCAATAAGTTAAAATAAATGTTTGGTCGTCCCAATCATTGAAACGACGTACACAAATAAATGTATCCTTAACATCAGTTGTGCCAGGATATGCACCTGTATAGTTGCCCCAAGATACCCAACCGTTGATGTTAACGGCCGTCATAATACCTTGAGAGTTCAATAAGTTCGCTTGAGAATGCGTAAGCATAACTTCCTTGCCATTAGCCAAACATAAACCTGTGATGTTCATAGATTTATTAGAAGGGGATAGCGTAGGAATATCGCTATTAGACGCATCGCATTTACCCATAATGCCCATAATGTGTGTAGACATATGGAACACATAGTCGCCATTACGAACTTTTGGCCAACATACGACTTCGGATTCGCCCGTATAGCTATTACCTTTCTTCCATTCATAAGCATCAGTGTATTTAACAACTTGCGTAGTATCGATATCAACTAATGTTGTCGCTCTAAATAAGTTGTTAATGACACGAGATTTTGCCTTCATAACGGATGCTACTGTAGGATTTTGAGAGAAGCCCGGCGCAGCAATAAGCCCTGGCACAATGCCGAAATGATGATAAATTGTATCAATCAATTCAAAGCCGGTTGCTTTATCGTTGCTATCCACCCCGCCGATTACATTTCTATAATCAAAGTTTTCTACATCAAGTTCATCATAAGTAAGGTTCAATGTAGTAGCTGTATCAAATTTTCCACCTTTTACAACGGAGATAACCAATTGATTTTTGTCATCAAAGGCTGCCGTGTAATCTGTGTTAGCTACACCCGCTTGGCCAGCACTAGATACTTTTAATGTATTAAGCAATACTGCTGCTTTTACTACACATTTCTTTTCTGCCAATGTAGCAGTTGTTGTAGTGGATTTCTTGTGCTTAGCAGGATCCAATACATTAACAAATACAATTGGAGCTACACCATACAATTTGAATTGTGCGTACATCGCTTCACATAATGTGAAATGTGCCCAATCTTCAGAGTAGCCAAGTTGTTGAACAGCTTCTTCCCAGCTGTAGCAGATGATTGGCTTGTTGACTACCGCACTAGGGTCTTCTGTAAGGTGTACAGGTGCAGTACCGAACACAACAGGAAGGCCGGCAGTAGTTTGGACAGGAGCAATTACAGAGGTAGCTTGCTCACTTGTTTTGACGCCATGATAAAAGGCCATTTACTTCACTCCTTTATAATTTTTCAATGCGTTTACATAAAATACATTTAATTGTGTCCCTTGTGTTTTGACGTCAATCATTGCCTGATTAAGCTCACCTAAAGGCACGAATAAATGCATAAAAATAGGGTCTTCCGCTTCCGGCAGTGGTGCACCGTCGCTAAAAACCATGAATTGGTTTAGCCGGCTACTGCGGAACGAAGGCCCAACATATACAACAGGGTTCATCGTTGTCTCCTATTCAATTACTTTGTTATCCGTGAATATCTTATTTAGATTCCTACGAATAACAGGAATATACACTTCAAATTCAAGATACCCAACCCATTGAGGGTATGGTTGATCATCAGGAATTGTTGTATTAATGGTATTCTCCTTAATTTCATATTTAAGTGCTACCGGATTATCAGATAACAACCGCTCACGCACTACCTCTAATAGGTGATATAGTCCGACATGGCCTTCAGTTAAGGCTTCATCATAAGTAGTTACCAATACAGTAATACCTACCGTCGAACTATCTGCATCACTAACAGAGTACGGATGCACTACTACGGCCGGGCATAATTTTCGCTTGTCTTCATTCTTGTCCACTCTTGGTAAGAAACCGCTCCATACTCGAATAGGTCTTTCGGTAACATCACTGTTTTCATTCAGCTTTCGTAACTCATTCATGAGATATTTAGCAATACCATCTGATACATCTAATGGCGTCATTAGTTACCTCCTAACGCGCGCTCTAATTCGTGATATAAGCGCTTTTCATACATTTCCATGCCTTCCTTTTGCATGGCATTCATAACAGTTTCATTACCAAACATTTGCGGTAAGGCTGGCCCATATATTCCCTTTAACGGATATCTGTCCTTGCCTTGGCGTTTCATAAAGATACCGGATGCACTAACAAAGCCGTTTGGTACCTTTGTTTCTGTAGCTTTTTTAATCGATACAAACACACCTTTTCGCTTAAGTGATTTAATTTTGAAGTACTTTTGAGCGCTAGTATAGCCACCTTTGATACGCATTTCTGTGCCATCATTCAATTTATTGATAGATACACCGGACTTTACAACCGATACACCTTTGATAGCATAGATATTGCGTAGTGCTTGCGTGCCTGCTTTTCTTGCAGTTGTTGCTGCACGCTTTGATGCGGCTTGGCAGACACGTCGAACTCTATCTTCTTTTAACGTTTCCAGTGCTTTTTCAATTGTTGCCACTGCACTTTTATCAAGTTCTAGCTCAACCATCCGTCAACACCGCCTCTAGCTTCTGCTCTTAATTCAATGGATACTAACCCATCTTCTTCCATTGCACTTTGAACGACGTAAACGTCTCCGTCTAATCGGAATACGTTCCCCTGTGATGGAATTTCAGGGATGTCCTTTAATTTGCAATGCACAAATACAGACACCCCGTGCAATCCGTCATTTGATACGTGAGAGCCATTCGACAAGAATGACTCCCTCGCCGTTGGCGATTGAATAACCGCTTTAGCTACTGTGCCATTTAGATCATGCCCTTCGGCGAATTCGTCTTCATTGAGGAATACATCGTCAATATCGCTTTCTAGGTAATCTCTAAATCGCATTATTTTTTCACCGTAACTTTCGCATCAACTTCAGGTAATTCCATTTCTTCTTCCGGTTCATCTGGAACGACTTCCAATGGCTCCGGTACTTCAATAGGATCATCTTCAGCAGATTCAAACTTATCAGATTCAAGCAAGGACAACGCGATTGCTTTCTTTTTGATATCGACTACTTCGCCTTTACCATACATCTCGCCTTCGTGTGCTAAATAACCCTTTAATACTCTGATTTTCATAAGTAGGTTACCCCCTATTTAGTCTTAATAGTAGCCCAATCATCGATAGTTTCAGGAATCAATACACAACGGGAGTATACAGACAATGTTAATTCTTGTGTAGCCTTATTAGCATAGTAGTAAGGAACATAAATACCTGCATATGTAGTGAATTGATTATCATCGTTAAGCAATGTTACTGCCGCATGTTGTTGACGACCACGACCTGGAACACCTAATACTGCAGCATCATCACCGATAAAGGATTTTACCTTGCCTTCATCATCTTGATATGTTTCAAGATATGCATACACATCAATGTTTAAGGACATGATACGGCCAACATACCGAACTTGTGGAGATAAGTATTCAGGCGCAAAGCTAAACATAGTCATGTTTTCACGATTAGGAATGGCCAACATCTTGTTAATAGATGCATTATCAAGAATATATTTTTCAACATTCTTACCGACAACTAATACAGTTGGTACGATTCCTGCGTTTTCCTGAATTTTTTCGGACGCCATTTTCAAATCACCATAAATATCAGCGCCAGCTTGGTCCCATGCAGTAGTAGGTGTGATGTCTTGTTCAAATTCAAAATCAATTTCATCAGTTAGAACAGTCGCGCCATCGTCAGCATAACCTTCGATTTTGCATTTACCAGTGGTAAGCAAATCAGCTGCCATTTTGTTTTTACGATTGATGATTGTGCCTTGCAAATAAGACAAATCTTCAGCTTGCATTTGTGCCGCACGTTGCGCAGGTGTCATTGTAGATACAATATTTTCCGCAAATGCACGTTGGTCGAGTTGCTCAGGATCAATTACTGTACGAGGGCCCATCATAGGTGCTTCATATAAAGCAATTTTGGAGCCGGCACGTTTAACATTTACACCAGATGCGCCACGAGATACAAAAGGTGCTAGAGTGCGACCACGTTTACGAGTTTCTACTGCGATTTTTTTAGAAGTTGCAACTGCCGGAACTTGTGGGAAGAAAGTATCAAGCAAGAAACTTGCCGGAGTTTTCATTCGTTCTACAGCTTGCATTAAAGATAACGTATCTTTGAAATCAATTGCCATTATATAGTTCCCCCTATTTAATGCTAGTTAAGAATAAGTGAGCGTCTTTAAAATCCGCTTCATGTTCATTAATTTTGTAAGCTTTGTCAACTACCAATACTTCACGATTAAAACGACCAGAGACATATACAGTCACTACATTGTGATCAGTAGTTGTAGTAGTGTCGGATACCACGATGCCAGCAGGTTTACCGCTTGCAATTTTTTGGAATGTGCCAGCGTTATTTTCAAGAACTTGGCCACGTTTGTACTCACCAACTGCTGCTTTTACATTTTGAGTTAATACAGGCACACCGCCACCACCTAATAGGTAGTCAGCTGCAACGCCATTTACTTGTTCGAAATACGCCATTATTTACCGCCTTTCTTAGCATTTGCAAATGCTACAACTTCATCAATTGCACTAGCTTTAGCTACTGCATCATTGGTTTCTGGTGTAGATGCACCTTGAGGTGCCACTTCATCCGCGCCGGATTCCATTTGATCGATAACCAATTGTCGAATTTGGTCGACTACTTTGTTATCAGTTACAGGAATATCGGATACGGCGGAAATGAAAGGTGTTACTTCATCTACAGTTTTACCTTCTTTAACAGCCACATCTACTAAACGATTGATAACTTCATTGTTCCCTTTTAGTGCGTTTAAGGTTTCAACACGTTCACGTTCTGCTGTTACTGCTGCATTTTCCGCAGGTTCGTTTGTAGAAATACCGAGCAAACCTTTTAAGCTTGCCATGAATTGGTTTTCAGTCATAGGTTTCTCCTTATGTTTTAAAAATTGTTTGATTTTGGCTTCATTTTTGGCCGAATATTTGCAAGATACTTTGTTAACGATAACCATCCCATCATTCATAACAGCCTTATCAGTAATCGCCGTGTCTACTTCATCAATTAGGCCGTAGGACTTCGCCTCATCCGCTGTGAGCCACGTTTCGTCATCCATAAGGGTATTTATCTGCTCAGGTGTCAAAACATCGCTACGACTTAGATAAACATTTGCAATGGTTTGTTTAACACTTCCCAAATAATTCGCCATTTTAGTTAGTCCGTCCGCGTCAAAGCTGTCGCCTAAAAATACAGATGGATTGTGAATCATGTACAAAGCATTGCTTGGCATAATTACCTTATCCGCCGCACATGCAATAATTGTAGCTGCACTCGCGCATAAGCCATCAATGTGTGCTGTTACTTTTCCAGCATAGGCTTTGATCATATTGTGGATAGCTTGTGCCGCGAATACGTCACCACCTCCAGAGTTGATGCGCATTGTTAATTCATTACCATTACAACTAGCTAAGTCACTTGCAAATTCACGTGGTGTAATTTCATCGCCCCACCAAGAAGTCTCAGAAATATCACCATATAAAATCAACTCAGATTGGCCAGTACCATTTTGATTTACAAAATTCTTAACAGACCAAAATTTATTCATCCTCTTCACCTCCTTTCGCTTCAGATTTAGAGCCAACGGAAGGATTACCCGCATCAGCTAGCCCCATGCCGTATTTCTCCATGAGTTGCTTTTCGAATGCAAGTTGTGCAATGTTTTCTTCAAGGTCTGTTCCTGTCATTTCAGCCGCCTCGCGTTCACGAGTGGAAACTCCATTCTCAACGCGGAGTGTACTACCATTCATATCCTTAACTGGGTCAAGGATAGACATAGTTGGTCCAAACCAATCAGCATTGCACCAGGCTTTTCGAATTAATGGATCATCAAAGAAACCAGGTGCCTCTATTCGTCCATTCGCTACGGCTTCCATTAACCACACTTCATAGATAGGCTGACAGAAATCACGAGCGAACCACTTACGCCGTAGTTTATATTCTTCCCATGCCTGTAACATTGCTGCACGGCTTGCAGAATACGAGGAGTTAAAATTCTTCATCAATACTTCGTAGGGCTGGTTAAGTGCAGCACCTACTTGTTTGATGAGTTGAGTACTAAACACTTCAAAAGTAGATTGCGCGTTGGAAGCATCAACACTCTTTACGTCTACACCTTTCGGTAAGGCGTTTAATGTACCAGGTCCTAAATTGTACTCTGATACATCAACTACTGGTTCCGTTGGATCATCAACCCCATTGTCGGCCAACATATCATTTAACGAACCGGAGTTTGTAACGGCTTCAGTAAAGAATAAAGCAAAGTAGGACTTAATAATCGCAGATGTAAGTTCTGCATTTGTGTACCGATAAACTTGCTTCAATGTTTCAATGACTGGGGCTAAATAAGGCACCCCTCTGTACTGCTCAGGTCTAGTATCGTTACTAATCTGTAATACATTTGGAATGCTTGTACGCTTTCCGTAGGCCTCAACCCTTGCCCATGACGTTAATATACTTGTAATTGGTTCGCCTGGTACTTGATTAGACACCCAGTAAGCTACAATTGCGCCGTCAGTATCAATTTCCACACCATTCAATATGCGATTTCCGTTATCTGAATTAAGTGCTTCAACTCCAGTTGGGTAGCCTGTAGCATACGTTGAAGTGGTGAGCGGGTTGCTTACTCTATTCCCTTCAATTAATTGAAGGCGTAATGTATACGGCATATCTGGCGTAGTGGGCTTACGTCTGAACACTGCAAAACTATCACCATCTGTGAGATACCCTTGATATGCAATACTTTGCATATCGTACAAATTGTTCTTGCGATAAATATCACAGTCTTTTGAGTCTGCCCATAAGTCGAACTCTGCACGCACCTTACGCGCCCACGCTCTGGCGTCCTCTGCAGATATTCCCAAGATTTGAAATTTAGGTCTAGGGAATACATTGAGGCCTGCGCCAACGGTATGGGTAGTACTCGTGTTGATTGCAGCCGTGCCGACTGGTGTATTTATGGCTAAATCTGCTGATCTATCTCGCAAAGTTGATAGATTTGCGCCAATATCAGCCTTATAGCCTAGTTTTCTAGGATTATATCCCTTCAATGATTTGTTATTATGAGAGGCACCGCCCTCACTATATCCGCTATTTTGAGCCCTCGGAGTGCCTATTTTAGCGCTAAATTTCTTATTTTTTCTCGCCATTTTAGCCTCCTAATCTCGAAAAACTACCCGTTTTGACCTGTTTCCGCGCCCATTATCAGTGTCCATATCTGGTAATTTAGCGCCCCGTGCCACTAAATCATCAATCATTTTTCTTACTTCAGCCAAATTTGCCCTTGTAAGAGTACGATTTCCGATTGTATAACTTTGCCCGGTCAATATTGCTTCCTCAGCTTTGACATACCATTCTAATCGCACATCAATTAGCCTTGGCTTTCTTGAATAACTAGTTGCCATACATCCTCCTAAATATCTGCTACTTTACTAGCTCTACGAACGCGTTTTCTCATTGGTTTCTTCCGCGTATTAGTCACTGTTGTAGTAGAATGGCCTCCTCCTTTGACTACTTCCGCCAATCTATCCCAATCAGGATGGATTGAGTTCATACAAGCTAGGTTATATACGCGTAAGTCCAAAGGTTCGTTGCGAACTCCTGCAGTAGGTTCCCATATCTCGTGAATAACGCCCTTACGTTTTACTTTCTTCTTGTGTTCTGAAATAATTCCCTTGAAATACAACTCGTCATACCCTCTAGTTCCTAGAAATTCTTCGTCCAATGGGAAATGAAAGTATTTAGCACCAGGTTCTTCGATAGCCAATCGGTTCATTACCTGTTGTTTCCCATCGTCAACACCTAGCATTACAAGCGGAATCTTACTTCCGGAAGCTTTACCAATCTTATAGTTCAAAGGTATGCCAGGAGTTCCGGCCGTACCTTTGATGGCAAATCGTTGCTTGCTGAAGTTCTTTTCACAATATTCATATACTTTTGACGTGTAGTGACCGCCTGAGTCAATGAAAGCACGCGCTACTTTAAGGCCTGTGCCGTTCTTAAATCGGTATACCTTATCAAGCACCGCATCAAGTGCATCCCATGTTGCTTTATTATCAGGCTGACCTAAGATAACGCCCTTACAGATGCCCCAACATTCTTCACCATATCCCCAACCGGTGATTTCATACTCTAACCGATTGTCTTGTGTATCGGCGGCACCTGTTAGCAGTAATACGCCGTCCGGAAGGTCTGCTCCATACTTCTCACGGCGCCTAATGAATTGTTGATAGTCTTCAAATGCGCCTTGCTGTGCGTATGACTCACCGAAACGTGTATTCATAACTACCTTTTCACGAGTAGGGTCACCTTTAGCCTCTAGCCATTCCCTCATGATGTCATTCCAGGTTAGCCAAGGAGACGTGAATCCATTTACAAAAAAACTGCGTATGCCATTATGCAACGCAGCAGGATTTTTTGATATGTACTTTTGGGGAACTTTCCGCATTTCGTCTTCAGAAAACGTAGATCCGCAATCTGGACACCGCCATTTCACATCACTAACTACTACAATCTTCCGACCTTTGGCGTCCTTATGTTCCTCTGTCTCACATTCCATCTCAGTATGTCGTATCAAATGGTACTCACCACAATTAGGGCACTCATGTTGCCACTCTTCCTGTGTGCCTGTTTGATACTCTACATCGATTCGTGAGCTACCTTCATTCGTTGGCGTGGAGAATAACCCCATGACCCTGTTCCAGAACGTTGTCATACGTTTGGCCGCAAGGTCTACTGGGTCACCTTCTGTGCCAGCGCTATCTGGGAAACGGTCTACTTCGTCCGCTAGTAGCACACGTACAGGACGTGATGCCAATCCTGCTGGACTGTTCGCACCACACATGATAAGACGACCACCAGGGAATAACTTAGATAAGATTGTATTCTTGCCATCTCTTGTCTTGGAGCCGTCCTCTGATTTCGTTTCGTAGAATACTTGTGATAGTACTTTCGTATCACGGATCATTGGGGAGATACGAGACTTTGAATAATCTTGGGCCAATTCTATAGTCGGTTGAATCATCATGACCGCACATGGGTCAAGATGAGCGTATCGACCTAGTACATTATTCATGATATCTGAGTTATGAGTAGGAATAAGATTACGGCCAGCTAGGAATAAATGTGTTGGACTATCGACTTCTATACATACTGTTTCGCGATTCTCTACACGTTTAACAGAAATAATTCGACGTCGTTTAGATTCACTCTTTCTTGTAGAAATAGCTCTATCAATCAATCGGTCCTGCTTACGTTTCAAAGCAAATACAGGAGAATCTGCATATGCTGTAAATGTAATCCGATACACAAAGCTAGTATTCCCAATATTTCCATTTGTAGCTATTGCACATTTCTTGTGCATTGTAGGTTTCAACCCTAACGAAGTTACGAGGTCAAATATATCATTTGCTAACTGTTTATTTTTTTGTGTTATTTCACAAATTCCCTTAGTTGAGCACGACCCATCCGTGTCCATAAGCCCTTGTAAAAGAGCCCATCTATCACCTACGGATGCCATCAAGTATGATGCTGGTATATGTTTATTACCAAGTACCCCAAGAGATACTAACTTATTTCGCATCGTATCCCAATGTTTTATAACTGGGTCTACTTTAATATCTTTAATACCCTTCCATTTGGATTTTAAAGCACTTTGACGTGCACATTCTGCGCATCTTCCAACACTATTTCTGCCGGTGACACGCATGTCATGGCCTCGACGACAAATATTTTCGTCAAGCTCTAGCGGTTCAAGTTGTGTATTTAAAACATTGGTAGATTTTTGGCGGATATTTACATGAACTCCGTTTTCCTCAATCTTCTTGATAATCGCAACATCCTTTATATGAGTTGTAATCTGAGCAGACATACTGTTCCCATCGCCTAGCCAAGCCCCTAATGTATATGGGTCTACAAGTAAGCGAACATTACTACGGAAATCTAACGCCTTAGCAATCTGAATAGCATATGTATTACGATTACCACTTTTATAGGTTTGACTAATGGTATGCGTATCAATAATTATGCCTTGCTTTTTATCAGTATCTACGCGCCATTCATGGTTTTCATCAGCGATAATAACTGCTCCGTCTGAAAAGCAAATTTCATAACAAGGTCTGTTATTCCACACTTCACTAACTGCTAAGATTCGAACAGGATTACCATTTTCATCAAAAACTTGATCATTAATGGTTAAGTCGCCCATGCGTTTCCATCCTGTAGTTGTCATAATTGGTGTTTCTACATCAAGAGCCTTCCCGACCTGCGATGCTGACTTAACCACTACCCGATTGATACCAGGTTGCGTGAAAGCATCCATAATATCCTTTTGATATGGTGCTCTACTAGTTTTCCACCGCCCTGGTTCAGCTGAAAGGCCTTGTGATAGCATGCGATAATCGTCAGCCCATTGGCTAACACTGGTTTTTGGCAGTGGCTTTAGGCCCATTTTAGAGACATATTGCCACAATTCTTTTGCCGTTTTCATGCTATCACCTCCTTTTTTGCATTAAAAAAGCTCCTAACTTGGCGCTTTATCATCGTCTAATTCATCGCTATCCATGAATAATGACGGCGTATATTCACTTAATTCGGACAATTTGTCCTCAATTTCTTGTGTTAACAGGTTATATGCTTCTTCTTTTGTTATATTTTGTAACTGTGGTGCCAATTTAGTTGGCAATCCTAACAATTGTGTACGCAAATTAACAAGCATTTCTGTCATAACCTGTTCTACAGTATCTGCTGAGTACACCTCGCCGTTCATTTTGGCTAGTTTCAACTCAGCAATCTTGCGTTTTGCGCGTTCATTCTTGGCCTTTTCAACCTCGAATACCGCATCATCGGAACTACTTACCTCTTCAGCAGAGGATTGGCCCTTATATTTGACATAATTGATAACGGATTTGATAACCAGGATATTATTCTTTTCATCGGTAGCTAAAACCCCTTCTTGGAGCAGTTGCGAAACACGTTGGCGCGAGAGTCCAAGTGCTTTTGCCAGGTTTGACTGAGAGGCCGTTGCCGTTTTCAAATCATCTGTAATTTTCACTTATCAATCAGCCTCCTTTCATTACCTGTATCACTAGCAAGGTCATAAAAAATTTAAAATCTAGGCAATTTTTGGGGTCTCGGCCACCGCACGCTTTCAATTTTTCCCAGAAGAACCTACCAAAAAAAATTACTCAAAAATTCAACGAAACGTGTATTTTTTTAAATTTATTTTTTATTATTTAGCGCGGGTACTGCCCCAAAAGCTATCTTAATACGCATTTATTTTGCTTATATTTACCGCATTCCTTATGAACCTTTGCGGTTTTTGTCTTTACTAACGAATGTGATGGTGCATACGATTTGCACATGTGATCAATATGAATTCCATTAGCCTTGCACCAACCTTTTACATTATTGAGGCATCGCCTCTTTTCACAATACACATCTGTCAATCGTATTCACCTCGTTTCCTTAAAATTTGTATGCAAAAAGACCACCTAACCGTATGGATTAAGTGGTCTTTTGCTTTAGTGTTCTAGGTATTCACTGTGTCGTTGAGAGAGATAGTATTTGTTTCCCTATTAACTCACACTATCATTATAAACTGTCAAGAAGGACAGGTCTAGGACAGTTTTGGGACAATTTTTCAGGCTAGCTTTGTATTTAATCCAATAACGCCCCATAGCAATACAGATAACTCTTCAATCCCTCTAGCGATGTAACGTTTGATGGTACGAACATCTGGCTTTTCAGGAAATGATTCAGCAATCTCTTCTAAGGTTTCTCCATCAATATAATACCTGCGCATGCATTCACAATATTTGAATTGCTTGTCGCTACACTTCTCAGCATAGATATCGAGCATGTTATTTACATGTCGCATCATCAATGCTGTTTTTTCTTTGCTTTTAACAATCGCATTCACTTTCACAATGCTCTTATCGTCAAACATATCAATCAACAGTTCATTGAGCCATATATCATCGGCTTGTGTCGAATCCATGATAGCATTGTCTACATATGACTGTAACTGACTATAATGCTTTAATAGCTTGATCGTGTTGTGTCGAAGTTTACGACCCAGCTGTGCATTTTCTTGCTTTGCTAATTCATAGTAGGTTTTAGTAGCCACCTCAGTGGCCAACCTAGTGATTTTTTCAATTTCGCATTCATTCAAATGCATCCCCCCCTTTACGCTTTATTTTAGTCCGTATTGTGTTTTATTCCAACTTCATGAAGATTCACTCATTAACGCATTAAAACGTTCTTATACATATGAAATTTTGATTTTTATGGCTATTAGCGACTATAGGAATATACTCATATGTTCTGTGATATGTACAATCACAAAATCATCATCGTCATTTACAACCTCATCAGCCATAGTCCCGATGAATTTCCTATTATCGTTTTCTAGCACTCCTGCAGCTTGTAGTCCATCAAGAATAAATTTCTTAGCAAAAGCTACATTATCAGGATCATGCCTGGTTGATGAGTGCCATTCAAATAATAGGTCTACTTTACCATTAACCGATTCTATCTGTTGTAATATACATTGTTCTTTGACTTGCTCGGTGCATTTCTTTTTCATAGCGGCGGCTGCTATAGTCGAACCACGCTCACAATCAATGTACTCATTCAACGTAGGGAACCTGTCATGTGTTTTCTTTCTAAACCTAAACTGACATCGCAGAAGAATCTTCATCGGTGTGACTCTCCATTGAATATAGCCTCTTCATATTCGCCACGTAAGCGGTCATATATTCTTTGACTGTAATTTTCTTCAGTCCAGGTCTCGCTATAATTCGTCGTAATAATTATAGGCTTCATTCGGTTGTAGCGATCAATAATAACGCTTTCAACCTTAGATGCTACCCAGTCAGACTTCGAATACTCTGCCCCGAAATCATCAAGCAATAACAAGGGAATATTTCTAAGTTTTTGCTCAAAGCTTAGATAAGCCACATTATCACCTTTAGATAATGTAAGCATGGCATCTAATAAGTTAGGCATAGAAATCATCATACAACCTTTACCTAGTCGCATAGCCTCTTTTAGAAGGCTAACTGCAATAGATGTCTTTCCCGTGCCAGCTGGGCCCCTTAATATGAGCCCCTTGCCAGACTCAAGATTTTCTTTTAGGTTATGAGAATACTCCTTAACCACAGCATAGGCTTCAGTGTTTTCTTTTGGGAAACTACCATGCTTGCGTAACCAGTCGAAATCCATATCATAATATCGTTTAGGAATTCCAACTGCAGCATACGTGGTATTAATGTTAGTTTGAATGACTACTGGTTCGTCATATATCGGATAGAAGAACTCATTTTTTCCCGTGGACTCTTTCATATTCCGCTTGCCAGTCAACTGGCTCGTCTTTTCTCGAAGAGCCTCTATTGCTGCTGTTACGTTTAGTGGTTCCAAAATCTTTTTGCACCTCCTTCTTTAAATTGCCTGCCGTGACAGTTTCAACATACTTGATACTATTACCCCCGTTATCGGCCGTGGTATTGATAGCAACAATAACTCGTTCCTTACCATATGATTCAACTAGATCATCTAACCGCTCTTTAATAGCAGGTGATACAACTCCAATTGATTTCATATACAATTCGTAAATAGGTTTATTTTTTACTTCATCATCGTCAAACATAGATAGAGGATTTTCATCTTCACGCGCGCGCGTATCTCTCTCTATATTATTTCCTTTCCTTTCCTTTCCTTTAGCTTGATTTGCTTCGTTTGCTTCATTTGCTTGAAGCATTTGCTTCGTTTTGCTTCGTTGTTCTGCGCTCTTGAGCCCACCCAAACGCCCAGCCTCGCTGCGTTTGCGGGATAGTTCAACCTGCTTATTTTTTCGAAGCAAATTCCGTCGAACAAGAGATGGGGACCAGAAATACTCTCCATCAGTCTCTAGCAATTCGCACTCATTTATAAGCAAATTTATAAATGCTTCAGCTTGCTTAGTTTTGCTTGCATTTGCTTCGTTGCTTGAAGCATTTGCTTCGTTTTGCTTCATTCCAAACGCTATGCCTAACCCTGTGAACGTGATTTTATCCATTGGCAATTTATAATCCTCTTGAACGGCTAATTGCTCAATAAGTATCCACCACCATGCGTATGCAATTACCCCGCATAGTTCTTTCATCACGATGATTTTAGGATCATTGCTGGCATTGACGTCGTGACTGAAGTAGTATACATCCCTACCCATTCATCATTCCTCATCTACAAATAAATTGTCCTGGGCTCGACGTCCCATAATAAATGTCACGCACTCATCGATTAAGTCTTGAACAGAGATACTAAATGTAGCATCTGCGTATTCAACGCTTAGCCAGTCTGTTTTAAATTTAAATGAATTGTGCGTCCCCTCGTCACCAATAGTTCCCTCTACACTCACCTTATCAACTATATATTTATCGTAAGCATCACATTTAAACCTAAATGTATTTACTAAAAACGGGATTTGAAATTTATCTAAGAATTCAAAATTCTTTTTAACGATAGGTTGTAAGTTGCTGAATGCTTGAAGTAATTCAGGGCGAGGATCATCTTTAGATTTAAGCGTTAATACATCGGTGGATCCAGTTGTAGACGGCTTTTGAAATGCGATACTAATATCAGCATCTTTTATTTGAATTGATTTAATAATCATAAGGGACTCCTTTCTTGTTCTACGATCACTAATTTGCCGGTAGCAGACTGAACCGCTTGCTTAAATGCTGCAGCATCAGAATTCCCATCTGATAAATGTAGTAGTCGTATATCTTGGCATTTAGTAAGGTCCATAGACTTTAGAAATTTAATAACGTTTTCTAACGAAAAATGAGATTGAATTAGCCTTTCCATTCGTTTTTTATCTAAAGAGCCATTGTCTACATATTGGTTTAAAATTTCATACGAATGATTACATTCAACCATGATATGATCAACATCTTTGAACGTATATCGGCAGTAATAGGTGTCGGTAATATATAAGAGTTTATCTTCACCGTCAGAAATTAAAAATCCAACATTAGGAACATCATGTTCTAATTCAAAAGGTAGAATACTAAAATTACCTATCGTAAATTGAACTTTTGGGGTAATATAGATGGCTTTGTGATGTCCTGCTACATATAACGCATCCGCAGTATCTTTTAACATATATACACGGTGGCCAAGCTTTAATAAATCGTGGACAGCTTTGCTATGATCCCCGTGTTCATGAGTAACTAATACGCCACACAGATGCAAGAAGTTAAATCTACAATACCGTTGGATTTCTTTAAAGGATAGCCCTGCATCCAGTAGCAGTTCATCACCATTGGTTGAAGTTTTGATTCGGTAGCAATTCCCTTTGGAGCTACTACCGAATGCTTGAATGCTAATCACAATTAATCACCAAACATATTAACTGCTTCGCCAGTTTCAGGATTAACAAACTCACTGGCAGGACCAGGTTCTATATCAATGGCTTCAGAATTTGCATTGTTAGCAATGGTTTCTGCCACATCTGATTGAACATCGATAGTTTCACCTTCAAAATCAGGGGTGAGTTCGCCATTATTATCACGAATGACGGCGCCATCTACAGAGATTGCATTAGCCATGCTCTGCATTTCTACTGATAGAATGCCATATTTACTTAACAAACGTTTGAGTACCGTTTTGATAGCCATTGCGTCAAAGTCAGTTTTCCAAAGGCCAAAACCTTTTTTGTATGTTTGAGAATACTTTATAGCGTGTGATTCAGCGTCTTCTTTAGACATATATAAATACTTTTCAAAACCATTAATTAGTTTGAAATAAGCGATGTAGCCAACTACATTATCACCAGTTCGCTCACCCAATTCGAATTCGCCTGTAAGTTTATTATGGTGTTTAATTTCGCCTTCATAGATTTCACTAGCATTAATGGTCTTATATTGACCTGTGCGCATGGCCAACTGGATATACCCTTTGTAACCCATTTGAAATTGAGCTTCATTAATTTTCTTCTTGCTATTGTAGAAAGGAACAATATAAGCAAACCCAAGGTTTTGGTTGATTGGAAGATCTAAAGTGGCTGCCATCACACCTGCAGTAATAACTGTAGTAGGGTCTGCTTTCGATAAAAGCTCATTATTATTAGATACAGAAATCAAGCTAGACACAAAGGCCGCTGATTTTTTACCTAAGATTTCATTAAAACGTTTTTTTACCGACTCACTAGACACCATGGTTTTAAGCGATGGTGTTTGAGTTTGTGCTTTTGTTACTCCACCCATTATGTACCCCCTATGCCACGTTTTCGCATACAGCGTGGATATCTAATTTAGATAAAATATTATGAATTTCTAAACGGCCCTTTTGAGTCCATTTAGTTGTGATTTTAGAGTCTAAGCGACCATCGCTTCTACAGAATGTAAAGGTTTCGGATTTTGTAAACCCTTTAGACATATGCTGCTTGTAGAGAATCCATTGATCACCGACCTTACGTTGTAAACCAGCTTCATGTAAGATTTTATTTAATTCTTGAGCGCTCATACCGTAGTCAGCGGCAATCTGAGTGATAGTCAAGCAGGATTTACTAGATAAGATTTTATCTACATAATCTTTTACTGGTTTAAATTCAGCAATCTGCTGTTCCTGTTGAGCCACGATAGCTTTAGTAGCATTGTGTAACTCAACTTCATTAGCATAGGCTCTTAACGCTTCAGGCAATGACTTGGGAATATTCATGCTATACGCACCAGTCTTACGAATTTGTGGGATCACTTCCGACGTAACCCATCGTTTAAATTGTTTCGCCGTTGGTAGTTTACTGGATAGTACCAGGGAATAAAGTCCGCTTTCATTAATTAAAATCGTTTCTTTATTTTGATTACCATCAAACACCATTGTCTTTGTTCTATCTTCTTCATCAGTATGTCGATTTACATCTCGACTACCGTTTTGGTACCCGAGAGTATCAGCGACGTCCTTTGCAACAAACCATAATTCATTATCTTTTTCTAAAATACGAACTTGGCCAAATGTATCGTTCTTAAAAATCTGTAAATCATTCATATCTACACCTCCTCAACAGTTAATTGCGGTTTCGATTCATCAACGATCAACTTAATCGTTTGACTATTAACTGGAACGAATTCAGTTACTGCTTCTGCATTATCGATGAATACCGGAGCATTTACTTTGTAATAACTTGTTAGTGCATTAATGATATCTAACCCTACATTAATACGTGCTGCATTATTCATACTGCGGTATGGTACCCCCTTATAGGTAGTTTCGCAGCACTCCTCAATGTTTCCGTTGATCATGACATTAAACATCTTGAATCGCGCTAACTTGAATCTCGAGTTAATGACATCTTCTAGCATATTAACCTTTGCTTTAATGAATTCATCCATTAAGAAGGACGCTTCATCAAGTGCATTCTTTTCTGCCACTAACTTTTGTTGTTGGTTTTCTAACTCAAAGATTCGATGGTTAATATCATCAATAAGCTTAAATTTATTTAATTCAGTCTCAAGCCCTGCTTTTTTAGACTTCATAGAGCTCAACTCTTCGTCGAGTTTAGTAAGTTCTTCAGTATCAGCTCCTGGTTCATCGTCAATCTCTAGTAAGAATAATTGAGCCTTCAAATCGGCATAGACTGGATCGTCTTCAAGATTAGGCTCAGAGTATGCCTCATATTCTTTAAATTTAACATTGTAAGCATCATTATATTGAGATGCCTCAGTAGTTAAACTATCAATCTTTGACACCATAATTTCTTGTTGCTCTTCATAGTTTGCTTTAAGCTTCACTGCACTTTCAATAAGCCCTTTCCACTCCTCAAGCTTCTTAGATTTATTGGTGTTAAACTCTGCCTCGAGAATCTCTTGCTTATCCACGGGTAGTGATTGGCCACAAGTAGGGCAAGATTCTTTATTGAATTGTTGTGCGTTAAACGTATCAAATTCAGATTGTAAGGTTATAATGCGTTTAGACTCACGTTCAATTTCTTTATTGAGCTCATCTCGTCTATCAGCACATCTATCTCTGTCTACTTCCACCATTTTTAATTTGGTTAAAGAGGCTTCATATTCATCGCGCAAGCGTTGTTTTTGTTTATGATAGTCAGATAGTACTTTAGAGCTTTGCCCCTCTAACTGTCGGTTAATATCACGGATTTTAGATTCCTTTTCAGTAGAACTAAACCCGTTTTGAATAATTGCCTTTTGCTTTTCAACTTCATCTATACCAGCGGATAAGGTTTCAATATCACGAATGAGTTTTGCTTTATCAGATGTAATTTCAGGTTTATTACGCATAGCTTCATCAATGCGAACTGGAATCATATCCAGCTCTTTATTTATGGCGGTCTTCTTAGCTGCGACCACCTTACGATGATCATCTACTGTTCTCCCCTCTAACAGTCCAGCCAATCGTCTTAATTCATCATGGCTTGCGATAACATCTTCGTCTGAGATATCCCCGCACATTTCCAAAAGTAACTTGCGACGATTTTGCCAGGAGTACGTTTCGTTAAAATACAACGGATTAGTAATTAATTTGAAAATATTTTCATCAACTAATGAGTTTACAATCTCCTTGTATTCCTTTTCTTTTTTAGGAACGCCATCAACAAAATAATCTGTCGTATGACCTGTCATAGTTACTTCACCACCACGAGGGGATGAATACTTTTCACGATACACACGTTTGAGTTCTACTGTGCCACCTTCATCTAAAGTAAAGGTACCTGTTACTTCATGATTGACTTTATGAATGGGTTCTCCTCCATCCAATGTTTTGATTTCAAAGTCAGCCCTATCTAGGCTATCTTTGCCAAATAGTAACCAGCACACAGAGTCAAATACAGTTGTTTTACCAGTAGCATTATCACCACGGATTACGACATCGCCATTAAGATTTATGGTAAATGACTTTAGCCCTTTAAAATTTAGTAATTCTAATTTTGTGAGTTTCATAGTGATCTCCTATACAACAGTGGCATCCACATCGATGGTATGCGGTTCAATCTTTAATTGATTGGCCCATTGCATAACCGTCGAATTAATATGAGCATTCTTTTTAAGCATTTCATTAGCAAAGAGCTTAGCCTGTACTAAGTCAAATATTTGACGACCTTTCTTCTTACCCTTATTGGCCAATTCTAGGCATGCAACCGGCTTCATAGCATCATCAGTAACTAGCACTATTGCTGTAGTTCCTTTCATGACTCTATCTCGGTATGAGCCAACACAATTTTTTAACCGTTTACCAGCAGTCATTAAATCTGCTGCAGTTCTTGGGACCATAAAATGCATTCCGTTTACATCCGCTTGTAATTGAGGAACCTCCGGAAGCATTACGTCGCCGTACTCTTGTTTGTTGAATATTCTGATAACTTCATCATGAAAGTTTTTCAGCTTAAATCGTTTTGCCCATAATACCTCTTGGTATTTTGCATCGAGTTTTGTGTACATATCTACACAATCTTCGATATCACGAATGTCTTCGGATAACATCCAGCGCAATACCGCTGGCTCACCACATCGCTTAATTAGCTCCTGCCACATGTCCTTAGAGCGAGGTATATTTAGCTTCATCGCCTTACGAAAATCATTAGCGTTATGAAGCTTGCCTGTATATGGACAAGCACTTTCATAGCTTCGTTGTAGCGTGAGGATAGTACGTCTACAATTTTCATCACTGAAGAGATTTAGGACATCAGACATATATACGCTTAATGGATCATTAACCATACACTTCCGCAAGGCTCTACTATTGGGAGCCTTGTATGATTGTCTAAGTGCTTCTTGAAAATTCATACCTTTTCTTGTAGCCGCCAATACATCGTCTTCAAAAGGAATATTTGTGTATCGATATAAGCTATAAGCATTAGTCCAATACACATATTGTTTCATTAAGCTAACAATGCTAGGCATATCCGGTGCCGATAATTTTAAAATCATATTAAGCAGCATCGTAAAATGATAGCCGCTGTCTTCAGTGGCACCAGGAGCTACATATACATCCTTAGTGCCATACCCATATGTTTCCTTTAATCGTTTTTCAAACATAGACCTTAATGCTTTGAATGTTTTGTTTAAAAATTTTCTGTTAAAGTCTGTCATTGCATATGAATCACCAAAGAATTTAAGTACAGGCATAATCTCATTTTCACGAATGTAATCAACAGTCAACTCATGACGAAGTCTAAATCTATCAATGAATATAGCCTTACGTTTCTTAAAGTCGAATCGCAACGTTTCCGTACACATTCCGTGGTCGTTTTTTCTACCGTCAAAGAAAAGCTGTATGCCTTGGTATCTAATTTTTAAATCTAAGAAATGTTTGTAATTAATAACCTCCACATAAGCTGTCACAGGGTATACTTTCTCATCACTAATGGAATAGTAAATCTTATGATCAAAAGGATTTGATGATGTTTGGCAGTTTGGACAGGTGTAGTATTTGGCACCGGTAACATATCCATTATGATATGAATATTTACGTTGCCAGCTACCCCCAAACGTAAACCCACAGTCGATATGGTGGACAGTTGTGTATTCTGCTCCATAAGGAGCCTCTAGAATTACGCTATCGAACATTTTGTGAATATAGGTACTGGATACAATCTCCACAGTGAATACCCCCTTTTAGTCGCCGAACATAGCGAATAAGTCCGCATCTTCTTCTGGCACAGGGGCAATCACTTCTTCAGCCTCTTTAACAACAGGTACAGGAGGCTCGCTTGATTTGGCCTTACGCTTACGTTTAGGTTTTTCTTCTTTAGGAGTGTCTTCAGATTTTTCTTTAGGTGTAGCTGTCTTAGGTGGCTCTACTACATCAAATGCTTTTACAATCGCATTGGATGCTTTCATAACTCCTTCTGTGTAAGCAATACCAGCTTGGTATTCTTCAGCGTTGCTAGGGTCCATTTCAACGGCCTTATGTAATATGTCTAGCGACTTCTTGCATATATCTGCTTGGCTTTTGAATTGTTGTTTAGACATATTTAAGCCTCCTCTGCCATAATGGATTTCAAATCGGTGATAAGATCATCTGTCAAAGAGTCACTAGATGGACGAGTAACACCATGCTTGCTAAAAATTGCAAGTGCTTTTTTTGCTTTTACCCCATCTTCGCCCATCCATTCACGGAATTCCTTATAAAAGGCTTTTTTATCTACAGGTTCAGCAGTTACATCTAATGCTGCATCCTGTTCCGGTGTTTCTGTTGTAGTTGATTCGTCAGTCGGTGTTTCAACAGGAACAGGTTCCGCTACAGGGTCTTCTACCTGTTCAGCCTTTTCTTCTTTTTTATCTGTTACTAACTTACCTTCAAAATCGGTTACAGGAACATCCTTTTGCGCTGGCTCAACTTCAACAGGTTCAGGCTGTTGTTTTGTATCTACTTTTCCTGCAACTTCAGACGCCGCTACTTCAATATCGATAGTCTCGCCAACTGTTACTGTAGGCGCTTCAACATTAGAGCAATTACCGCAGCACTGATGATTTAATCGTTCGTTCCAATCCGCCACTTGCACTGCTAGATCGTCTAACGTATTGAATTTAATAGTTAAGATATTTTGATTTTCCATGATTATTTCTCCTTTAGAATTTAAACAGTAATTCATCATCAACTAAGCGACCTTCTACAATCTTTGGAATGCCAAGTTCACGAAGTCTTTTGATTACACTGCGACTTTTAGATATATAAATAGTATTTCTTTCGATTTGTGTTGCTGTTGGCTTAAATATATAAGCCTCTGTAGATAACGCTGGTGCTACACAAATTGCTTTATTATCAATATCTATCCCAACTCTAAAATACTCAGGTCCATTTAGTTTTCTATATGCAGCTAGCGAAAGTTTAATGTAACTATTAGTTGTAATAATTGCTACTTTTTGAGCTGCATTTCTTTTACCTTTGTTGTCAGCAAAGAAATCAAAGTCAAATGTATTAATCGTGTGCATCACCTTTTTAGATGTTAATTCCGGCATAGTAACCTCCTTATTTATTAACTAACGCTTTAAGTGTTTCTACTTCCTGGCGAAGTTGTTCGAGCTCGCCATTCTTAGCTTGTGGTTCATATTCAGAACCTCTACCGGTACGGAATGCAGCATTAATATTGAATTGAGTTTCACCACCTAAAGTGATGCCGAATCCTAAGCGTACTTTTTCGTTAGGGCTATAGAATGCACCAAGTGCGATTGCGTTAGCGTTACGGTAATGACCATAGCTAATAGCAAAACTACCTTTGTCATTCTTGTTATATTCAAGTGGGTGTAGACCTGCTAGTGCTGCGGAACTTGCGCCCAACTTATTAACACGTTGGCCAAGATTGTTAACCTTGTTTTTAATGTCATTAGCTAAGCCCAAAGAACGATTTTCTAAAGTTGTGATACGCCCTTCGTGATTATCTGCCACATGTTCAAGGCTTCTAATATCCGCTGTATTAGCAGTTACCTTTTGGCCAAGTGAATTGATAGCAGATGTATTACCATTGATGCGGTTAGTGTTGTTGGCGATTGCAGTAGTATTACCTGCAATAGCTTGTTCATGATCATTCACCACATCGCCTAACATGTTCAAACCGATTGCCACATCTTTAATGTTTTGCTTGTTTTTGTTAATTTGTTTAGCGTTTGTTTCGATTTCATCAATTGCAGCGAACAACTGGGAGCCGTTCACAGCGTCTAATGAATCAGCGGAGATTTGACCAGCGCTCACATTCGTGAGTTGGCGGTTGTATTGAGTTACCCCGCCTGCACCTGCACGGGCTTTAGCGCCAAAACTTACTACGCTAGCAGGTTGCTCCCCTGCAAATACGTGTTTCGTGCCATTAATGGTAATGCCTTCAACGCCTACCGCATCATCGGTAACAGAATTTGTACCGATGGCAACTGCATTCGATTTGTCCGCAATCGTGTTGTTACCGAATGCAACGGCGTCCATTGCTACGGCTTTGGAGTGTGTACCAAATACTAGGGCTCCTTGGCCACTAGATTCGGAGTTAGAACCAAATACTAACTGCTCTTTGTCAGCACCGATTTTATTGTTGTACCCTACAACGGCGCTTTGGCCACCTGCTACTGTACCGTTGTTAGCGCCAATCGCTACGGAATTTTCACCAGTCACGTTATTAGTGCGTCCAAAAGCTACGCTAGATTCACCGGATACGAAAGCACCATTACCAATAGCTACGCTATCATAGGATGCGGTTCTAGCTTGATTACCAATGGCTACTGTGTACTCTACTAAGCTTTCAGCGTGAGAACCAAATGCAAAGGAGTTGCGACCTGCTGCAGTAGCGTTATTACCACCTACGAAGCCATTTTCACCTGTTACTGTATTATTAGTACCAAATGCTAGTGCGTTGTTAGCGTCTATTGTATTTTGGTAACCAGATACCAAAGAGCTATGAGAAGTAGCTGTAATGTTATTGTCCGTGCCTACCAAAGTATTGTTATTAGCAGCCATTACGTTTGCTGCTAAAGATGCGATTGTTACTGTCATTAATACTGTTTTGTTCATTGTGTTTATCTCCTATATTTTGTACAATACAGGTAGAGTGTTATTAGATCATCACTCTACCAAGTCCGCTGAAACTTTTTCTAACTTTTCACCAGCGGACTTTTTCTTTTTCCAATTCGTGGATATCTTCTAACCAATATCCAGCTAAAATCCATAATGTAACACCAAGCATGGTTTGACAAAACCAAGTCCAAAAGTCGATTACATCAAGTTGTAGGCTCCCCATGGCACCAACAGCTAATACAGCTGCGATAATGCGAAGTGCATAAACTAATTTCAACATGTTTACTCTCCTATTCGTGCCTGGCAACGTTTCGCTAGCCAAGCATTAAACGACTCAACGTGGATAAGGCGTTTACCTCCACGTTTACCGATTTTCATGGACGGGAAGTCAAAATCTTGCGCCCATTCTCGGATAACGGCTTGCGGTACGCTAGCAAGCTCCGCAGCTTCCGCTACTGTGATACACATCTTATTCATGGCGACCTCCTAGAATGCTAGAAGCACCAGGGATAACATCACGAATAAACTTATACCTGCGGACAAGCCGAGCGCTAAAATCCATAAGCAACAACTAGCTAGTTCTAATAATTGTTTTTTATTCATAGCTACCTCCTATCTAACTTAGGGTTGTAGTAATCGGTTTCCCAAAAGTCGTGACTTTCGGTATCGTCGACACACAACGCATAACAGATACCAACGACTGTCGACATTTGTACTGACCGTCCTTTGATAGCTCGGTTCAATGTATCCATCGAGATTTCAGCTTGTTTGATCAGCGCCGTCTTAGTCATGCCTAACTCGTTCATGCGTTCCGTAATGGATTCACCGAACATTCTGATTACGAATTCTTTCATAACCTGTCCTCCGTAACGGTTTAACCGTAACTAACTATAAAAAAATAATGTCGTCATACGCTACGCCAAATACTTCTTGTATCTTTTTTATGTGAGGAACATCAGGGTAAGAGCGTTTGCGCTCCCAATTTCCCCAAGTATCAACAGACACTCCAATCGCTTTAGATGCCGTAAGTTGAGACCAATTTTTTGAAGCCCTTAACATCTTTAATGTGTACTTCATAAGCTACCTCCTTTCTCGATACTCACATCTTGTTTACAGTCATCATTCTACTACGGTTTATCCGTAATGTCTATAAACCAAACATAAACTATCGTAAAATTTCCGTAAAATATTGATTTTGTTACGAAAATATCGTAATATATAGGTGTATTAATTAATATATTCTAGTTTTGAGAGGTTCTTATGAGTGATTTAGGTAACAAGGCTATTATGGCTGAGAATATTCAACGACTAATGGATAGTCGCGGAATTGATCGCAATAAAATATGCGCTGATTTAGGTTTGAAATATACTACGTTTACCGATTGGGTAAAGGGAAATACATATCCCAGGATCGATAAAATTGAACTATTGGCAAACTATTTTGGCGTTCCTAAATCTGAACTAGTAGAGAAATATACTGACGGCTATTACACCGACCGTGAAGCGGCCGAATTTGCCGAGTACCTACGCACACGTCCAGGGGCTCGTATGCTCTTCTCTGCTGCCAAAGGCATCAGTAAGGAGGACTTAGAAAAAGCAGTCGAATATATAGAGCTTTTAAAATTAAAAAACAAATAATACACAAGGGAGAGTGTTATATTGGTTGTAAATTTGATTTATTGCGACTTGCCACATGCCAATGCAGTGTCAGAGGAATGTGAAGATATAGATACTCATAATATCTATATAAACAAAAACCTCCCTCATGATCGTATGAGGGAAGAAATTAAGCACGAATTAATGCATATTATTAATGACGACTTCTATTTAGACCATCACGTTAATCTAGTAGAGCAAATGGTCCGTCGAACATGTATTGATGATACCGAACTGGAGAATATAGATTTCTACCATCATTATGTATCAGTGTTATAAGGGATTATAAAAGGGCCTCCTACCCTACTATGGGATAGGAGACTTTGTGATAAAGGAAAAGACCCTCACTTATAAGTGAGGGTCTATGTAGAGGGAAAATATAATTTCCTTTAATTCTTTTCTGAGAGACGAACATTCCGTTCACGATTATGTCTCTACGCATTTATTATGTTTACAAGTCGAGTATACCAAATACTTGTCATCCGTGTCAACGGAAATAGGAGAAATCAAGATTGAGAACAACTAGAAAAGGCGTACCAATTATAAAATTACCTAGAACTTTATCTTTTAAAAATAATAATATTGTTGACTTCAATGCCTATCTATCCATCTTTGACTGGAATTTCGAAGGACCTTCTATAATCATTGACGGCCGCGCGTGTATCAGTGCCAATTATCAAGCGCTATCCCTACTCATTCAGTATCTATGGTTTTTAAAAAGCAAAGGAACCTATATATACTTTAACATTGATGGGAATACAGCATTACGAAAAATGTGGCAGCGTATCGGCGGAAGTGGTTGCTATAAAGTATTAGAAAATAGTAATGAAAACTTCAACACCGTTTACGACAAACCCATGTTTGCCATTAGAAATCAAACAACAGACGTATCTTCGGCTATTGGCAAAATACTACAATATACTTCACAAATTGATATGGATCTCATATCCGGACACGAAGATACTTTACGGTATATTGTTTCCGAGCTATTATATAACACTTTAGAACACGGATATAATCCACAAATTCCTTCTTTACTACAATTCAACTGGTACCGTGATAAAAACCAATTATCGTTTATCGTAGCGGATTTAGGCGTGGGTATTAAACGCCACTTAGAACAAACATATCCTCCATTTTCTTCCGATACAACAGCTTTAGAAGAAGCTATAAAACCGGAAATATCGGGAACATTTGGTGCTCCAAAGGGCCCTTATAGCGCACAAAATAACGCTGGCATGGGGCTATTCTTGTCATCAAATTTAGGTAAAAAACTGGAAGCCGATACCTATATAGTTTCTGGCACAGGGCTTTTGCACATCTCTCCAACGGACATCACTTCGGATACTTTACGACGTGCGTGGCCGGGTACATTCGTCTACATGACAATAGGTTTTGATAAATTTAGATCGTTTAATTTTAGTAAAGAACTAGAAGACTTACGAGCTAAAGCCAAACAAGAAGTAGAGGCTCGCAATAATAAGCCTACAGAAGTAGAAATAACGATAGATATGAATAACTATTGTGGAGAAAATTGCGAAGTCAAATATGAAGCTATTAATAGGCGAGACAAACAGATTCTACCGGCTTTAGCAAAAGGCCAAACTGTCGTATTAGATTTTTCTAATGTTAAAACCGCCACTCACAGTTTTCTTGCGGCGTTACTGGTTACACCAATAAGGAGTGTAGGCATAAAAGCGTTTAAATTAATCAAAATAAAAGGAGCCAACCCTTCAATTAGAGCGACTATTGATTTTATATTCGATAGTTACACATCAGTCGAGTAACGAGGAGATGAGCTATGCCAAAAAAACGATCCGATGGTCGCTACCAGGTATCAAAGATGATAAACGGTAAGCGCAAATACTTTTACGGCACTACCAAGAAGGTTGCCGTAGAAGCCATGGAGAAATACATAAATACTAATCAATCATGTGCTAATTTTAATGATACTATTTCATTAAACACCTGGATTAATATATGGTTACAACTAAAGGAAAAGACTGTAACACCAGCCACCTATCAAAGCTATACAGGCATTATCAATCGCTATATTAGAGATAAAATCGGTGGCGTAAAGTTAGCTGACATTAAACCTAATACATTACGGTATGTTTTTGAATCAATGGATGGATTATCATCAAGGACTATATCCTACACCATGACAATTCTAGGCTCCATATTAGAGCAGGCGGTAAAAGATGACATCATCCCTAAGAACTATATGAAAAACATAGCCCGACCAAAACAGGTTAAAGTCCGTCATATGGTAACGTTATCTGCAGATGAAGTAAAAGATTTCTTATCTAATATATCAAATACAGAACATCATGCTCTATTTAAATTAGCATTTGCAACAGGTATGCGTCGGTCTGAATTATTAGGCTTACGATGGTCGGATATCGATTTCAAGAAATCAACTATATCCATTTCACAAACTGCCCTCAAAATCGGATCTACTGCAGTTATATCCCATACAACCAAGACCACATCCTCAAAACGGATAATTGCCATTGATACGGAAACACTCCAGGAACTCATGAAGCATAAAACAGTCATAGACAAACGCAGAATTAAAACCTTGAACTGGATTAATAATAACCTTGTATTCCCTGGTATAAAAGGCGCTCCTCGTTGTCCCGATGAAGTCAGCAAACTATGTAAGAAATACGCCAATTTAATCGGTAAGCCTTCTTTTACCATGCACGGTACTAGACATACCCACGCCACCCTTCTCATTGAAAATGGGGCCAATATGAAAGCCATACAGGAACGTCTAGGGCATGCTTCATTCCAAGAGACGATGGATACCTACTCACATGTGACACCTAAGATGGAAGATGACATCGTAGAACGTATTTCTAAAATATTCTGATGTCAAAATGATGTCAAACCACGCAAGACTTTATGATGTCAAATAAAAATAAGGGCTTACAGAATTACCTGTAAGCCCTTATTTAATCAGCTTGGTGCGGTTGGAGGGACTTGAACCCTCACGAGCGTACGCTCACCACCCCCTCAAGATGGCGTGGCATTTAAAACACATTTACAAAACCAACAAATGCGGTAGTTACCTACTTTATTAACATATATATAGTTGTATATTTTACTATATTTTTATATAAATTGATGTCAAAATGATGTCATATATAATATATCCATTATATAGAACGATCCACTTCTTCCCCGTATAGTCTTTCCATGCCTTGACGGGTTACAAGCCACATTTTCCCAGACTTTCTAAACTCGCCTTCTTTAAATCCGTTCTTCACACGACCTCTACAGTTTTGTTTAAGAGAATCAGCAGTAACATTCCACCGCTCTGCAGCCTCTTGGGTTGTCATAATATCATCTAGTTCAAATTTCAATTTTATCACCCTCTAACTAAACGTTTAATTGCTAGTATCAAAATAATAATAGTTGCTATATTAATTAACCATTCTAAATATTGCATAATTCACCTCGTTGATTTACAATGATGTTGAGAAGGTGGCGGGGCTTTCACCCGCCTGCTTTTTAGTCTTTGCTAACAAGCTTTAGTATTGCTAGTGCCAGTACCAGTGGCGTTAACGCATTTGCTAAACTTGTTAGCTTTTCTATTATGTCCACTATCATCACCTCCTTACAATTATATTATACCCTTTATCGTGTATAAAGTCAAGTGTTTATTTTGATTTTTACAAACAAAAATAGAGCCTACCAACCTAGATTTATTCTAGGTTGGTAGGCTCTTTTAATCTTTTGTCATTCTTTCGATAATCTTTTGAAATCAATCCATGAGTCCACCTGCTCATGATCAGGAGATAATCGGATCACCTCTCAGTCATCGACGAATTGCACCTGCTAATCCAAATGCACCGCTTACCACGGCCCATGTATCACGTTGCCTTTTAAGGCGCTGTTCTGTTCGTTTGTTGCGTTTGATTTGTTCTATCAATTCTTCTAATGATGTCGAGGCTTCGTTCAATTTCGCTTCTTGCGTCGTCAAGAGATTGGAGACTTTCGTTAATTCTTGCCCCTGTTTCTCGTTGATTGCTTTGAGCGCGTTCAATTCCTTCGTCCGTTCTTCGTTGATAATCTTCAATTCTGTTAATGCTGTTCCCTGCGTCGCGGTTAAGCTGTTGGCTTGTTGCAATGCTTTCTCGGAGTTGTTGATTGAGCTTTCTGCTTTCATCAAGCGCCCTTCGAGTTCGTTCCAACTGCTCACGGGTACGTTGATAGTCGGCTCTTGTGTCGAGGTATCCTCCGATGAGGCTGCATGTGAAACCGATGAGAAGAATGCTAAGCATACCACAAATAACGCGCTTAAAAGTAAACGCAGATACAATTTTCGTCTTGATAGTTTCATACATGGTAACTCCTTCCTAAATATTACTACCCCACTGTGCGCCCCACCATCGAGCGGTGCCGCGTAACCAGTCGCCCCCGCTCCATCGTTCGTCGCCTGCATGGCACACTAAGAGGTCCCATCGGTCAACGTTGGAGTCTGGGCCGTAAGTATTGTTAGGGTATCCAGTCGGATCTAAATAATAGAGGTCGAGGCCGTCCTTATTATCGGCCGCTTCAGCGTGTGTCATTTGATGTTGTATATCAAGTGGTACACCCGCGTTAATAGTGAGCACTGCCATAATCTGTGTCATAGTGGTTAACTGTGCTTTGGTTGGTGGTTCGCTTCCTAAATTATTTTCACTTACTGCATCCCAACATGCTTCAATAGCTATACCTACGGCGTTACTGTTGCGCATGTATGTGTGTTCTTTATAATCTGTTAATGCCTCCATATCGGTCAACATCGTGCCATCTCGGGCGATGTTGATATGGTAATCTGTGAAGTGCTTACCACCTTTTACGCCGGTCCAATGATAGTATGCCTTTTCAATTTGGCCATATGCTTTTAGCGCTAAGGCCTGTAACTCGTCCATTGTAATTTGTCTAAACATTTATTTCCCCCTCTCGTCATGGTTAATATCATCCGATAATTGCTGAATACATGGTCTGTTCACCGGCAACGTATTAGGCTCCTCTAACTTATCTGGTATCCCGTTATGGTCTTTGTCGATGAACATGCCACAAAGCCCTACAATTGACATAAGTACCGACGGCACGAATATGTGGTCAATGATAAGAATACCCTTATCGATAAGCTGATTCGCTTCAGGTGACACATAACCTCTAATCGTTGATAATACATACTGGGTAACGACTAACACCATAGGTACTAGCATGACGAGGACTAATGCCCTCGTTGCTAATACGCCAGTTGGCCTTATGCCCGCTATTCGGATGGACTGATATGACCGCTTGATGCGGTTAATGATAGCTAACTTATCCATTACCCCTCCATGCTCTAATAATCTCGAGTACGCCATGAAATACCTTTCCAAAGTCGACGAGGTCATCTTCAACCATTTCACGTAAGTTCTCAATAATGGACCAACATTCTGAGAAGAACGGAATTAGCATGAATAGGAATGAAAAGATATGGTCCAGGAATAGTTCAGTATTCGGAATCGGAATATCCGGTAGCGATTCAAATACTACCGATAAGACCATCCACGCGGGGTACTGGACACATAACTTTGTTAGCAAATCGGATCGTAAGCGTTCACTCATCAGGTACCTACGTTTCAGGCCTGTAGTCGCGTCAACATATCCGCCCTTACCCCATCCATACCATGCGAGCGTTGTAAGTAAAGTTATAGGCGTATTATTTCTGTGATTATCCTTGTTATACCTAAGCACCTCCGTCGTAATACGTTGCGCTGCGTCAATGAATAGCAGCACAGTTGTTAATATGATAATAACGCCCATACTGACAATATGCTCATGTGACACACCGCTAATCAGCATTACTAAAATGTCGTTCAATATATCCATTCACTCCCCCTAAATGTGATAGTTAAGTAGGGTGAACACATGCAAGCGAGGCTTTGAGTACAAACGAATCCGTCAATGTCCGCCAAGCCTCGCTCATAAAATCAGTTAATTCTTGCATGTGTTCTCCCTGTGGTTTGATTAATTATAAATGGTCAACGTTTTGGTCGCCTGTGTTGATGTAGCTATTGTTAGCCGCACCCCATTCAATGGTATTCATATCAAAGGCCAGAGTTTTGGATGCCTGTGTTGATGTAGCTATTGTTAGCCGCATATTGTTATTATCCCCTTTAAACGTTACGTTTTCAGGAGTTTCTACAAAGTAAGGGCCATATGAGTTATGGTTATCACCTAAATTAAGCGTTGCTGGTCTATTGGCATAAATTACCTTTTTCATAACATTCCAATTCTTAGGGTTATCTTTGAAATTACCTCTAACTGTGTTGTTTGAAATATTCATTTTCAAGATATCCCCATAGCGTTTGTATACAATGCCATTTTCGGTATATTCTTCATCAGCAACTGCATCAGTTTGAACACCAGCAATTTTGTATTCTGCAACTTTTGCACCTGTGAAATTGTGATAAGTGAGTTTTATATCATCTTCGCCTAGAGGTGGAATTGTAATAGTGCAAGCTCCAGTACTGTCTAGCGTGAAAGGTGTGTCGTTACCAACTACCTTAACACTGTAATGAGGTTCACCTGTTACTGTTACCACCTGTTGTCCTTTGGTTACGCTTGGAATAGTCAACGGCTTAAATTCAGTACGAGGAAAAGGCTTACCTATATTCCCAATTAAAGCAGTAAGTACATCATCAACGTTAGCACTCTCGCACCATACATTTCCGCTTAACAAGGTACGATATGCAGTTTCTGCAGGTATACTTGATGTATACTGACTTATTTCAGATTTCTTTACATAGTCATTTAAATTGGAATACTTAACAAAGGATCGCCCCTCTATTTTGTTAACATAACGGCTAGCCGCATCGCCAGGCGTTAACGCATATTGCCCAATCTCGTTTTTTCTAATAAAACTACCTAAATCACCTTTATAAGCAAACGTTTGAGACGCCCAGCCCTTTTGAGCATAATGGTTATTGGCGTCTGTTCTAGATAAATAATTATCTAACTCTTTTTTAGTAGCGTAAGCCGATAAATCGACATTTCCTCCACCAGTGCCACCACCAGAACCTGGAGGTCCAGGAGGGCCAGGAGGTCCTTGCAGTCCTGGGTCTCCTTTTGGACCTTTAAGTGCTGCTAGTTGTTCTTGAGTGAAGTCAGAATATTTAAAAGGTTCACCTTTAGGGCCTTTTAACTTTTCAAGCTGTTCTGGTGTAAGTTGTACACTTGATGTATACCGACTAATTTCAGATTTCTTTACATAGTCACTTAAATTAGCCTTAGCAGCATAATTATTATCTGCATAGACTCTAGATACAAAAGTATCCTTAATCGCCGCTGTCGTCATATAGTCGCTTAGACTAGCTTTAGTCGCATATGTATTTTCTGCAAAGAGTTTAGATACATAATAGTTATTAAGTGCCGCTGTCTTTACATAGTCACTTAAATTAGTTTTAGTAGCGAATGTAGTATCACAATATTCTTTTGTAGGATAAGCGGATAAATCTACACTACCGCCAGTACCAGGAGGACCTGGGTCTCCTTTAGGGCCTTTTAATGCCGCTAATTGCGCAGCGGTGAACATGTCATAAGTAAATGGCTTTCCATCTTTACCAGGCGGCCCTTGAACACCCTGTTCGCCGTTTAGCCCATTTCGACCGGGTTCGCCTCGTGGTCCTGGGTCTCCTTTAGGGCCTTTTAATGCGTTAAGTTGGTCTTGAGTGAAATCACTAAACTTAAAAGGTTCACCTTTTGGTCCTTGTAGTCCTCTTTCACCGTCTGCTCCACGCTCCCCAGGAGTTCCAGGTTCACCTTTCGGCCCTGGTAATCCTACATCTCCTTTAGGGCCTTTAAGTGATGCTAATTGCTCAGCGGTGAACATATCATAAGTAAAAGGCTTTCCGTCTTTACCAGGTTCACCTTTAGGACCAGGGTCGCCTTTAGGGCCTTGTAACTTAACAAGCTGCATATTGTCTTTGACTTTAATATTTTCAACACTGTCTTTGATGCGGATGCTATCAACAGGAGAAGGTTTCAAATACACGTTTTCTTCGCTCATATCATTTCCCCCTATTACTGATACCTTCGATTACATTAACTTGACCCTTAACAAGGCATTTAATAGGACGGTCGCCGTTCCATAAGAACAAATCCCATTGGTATTTACCAGCTTCGAGCATATTTGTATCTAAAGAAAGAGTGATTTTACAAGCTTCATCATCTTTCAAAGCATCAGTAGATACGTTGATACTAAACTTCACTTTATATTCTTCGTCGTATGGACACTTACGAACACAAGCAAAGAGATTTGTCTCATCAACAAGATTGTTATACCCAATATTTAGAGAAATCACTTCCCCTTTGATTGCATCAAGATTGTGTAGAACCGGTAGTTTCATCTTTGTGCTCCTCGTCCATTAAATCATTATGGACACAGCCCTCAGTTGGGCATGTGCCATCCTCATTAAGCACTTCCCAACAATACTCACAAAATTCCATAACTGGTACTTTGCTGTCCCCAATAAATTTAGGCATATTATCGCACCTCCTTAATACGTGTTACCATTTCGTCATTTAATTTAATATATTGTGCGCTAATAGCCGTAGTAGGTTTTCCCATTAATAACAATCTGCGCTGAGCCTCTTCTAAGGATTTGAAGCGCGGCTCGTATTCAGATTTAATAGTGTTAATTTTATCTTCCTTTGTAGGAACAACTGGCTCAGGATCAACGAACTTTCCGTCTACATACGCTTTACCGCTCATAAATTCATCGAGCATTGTGTCGCCATCAGCAGAATACACATGTTGTGCATTTGGGTAATCGTGTTCAGCTTGCGCCATAATATCTTTGCGACTCAACGTGTTATCACACAGGGATGTAATCCGTTCCCCTTTTTCATTTAAAATAAATACATATTGATTCATAGTAGTATCCTTTCGGAGGTGAAATTATGCGCCGTTACGCTGTTGTGCTAAAACGTAGACAACGCAATACCATTACATTAAGGCAACTATTTAACGAGTGGCTGCCTATTCACTCTCAATCTATTTCTGATAGCGCTGTTAAGTCTTATCGCATTGCTTTTAAACACATATCCAACATAGCGGATATGCCTATCACGGATATTCATTTTCAGCATCTTCAGAATGTGATTAATTCCATGCACGTAAAAGGACTTTCCTACTCATCATGTAAGAAAGTCCGTACACTACTTAATCAATTATTTAATTACGCAATCATTAAAGATTACCCTATCACTAATTACGCCCAGCATCTAAATCTAGGGCCCAACATACCAACGATAAAAAGGAGAGTATTCACTCGCCAACAAATCAACAAATTATGGGCAATAGATACATCTTATTCTCGCATGATTTTAATACTGCTCTACACAGGGCTCCGCATAGGTGAGCTACTTAATTTACACAGGCAAGATATCAATAGACGATCATCGTACCTTATCGTGAGACACGCTAAAACAAAAGCCGGCGAGGGGCGTATTATTCCCATTCATCACCGCATCATGCCTATAATAGAGCAACTACATACTAGCGATTCCCTATTTACTATAAGCTACACGACGTTTCGCAATCATTTCCAGGATATTATGAAACAGTTAAATTGTAAGCATACTATCCACGATACTAGGCACACATTCGCAAGTTTACTTGATTCTGTAGCCTCGCCTAACGCTTTGCGCTCATTACTAGGCCACAAACAAGGCGATATCACTACTCGTGTATACACGCATAAGACTATTCGTGAACTGCGTAAAACGATAGAATTATTAAAATAACTCCCCAGTGGGGA